TGCAACGGCGGCAAACCAAGTAATTGGAAACGCTTCTCTTGCTTCTATCGATGCTGCTGTTAATGGAACTTTAACAGTTAATCCTATATTTGGCGCTTCAACTTCAGCTTTACAAAGCGCAGGAAATGCTACTTTATTTAACATTGAAACAAATACATCAACAATTGCAAATAAAGATTTTGCAACAAGAAGCAATCAAAATACAGAAATAGCTTCTCTCGCTTCTATCGATGGAAAAGTTGCTACTGAAACTACATTAGCCGCTCTTAATGCAAAATTCATTAATACATTTAGTTGGTTCCAGAATTTAGCTGCCGATATAACATTAAATATAAAGGCATCTGCTGGAACTGTATTTTCATTCTATGTTTTTAATACCACTGGTTCAACAGTTTACTTTCAATTATGGAACAGTGCAACCACAGCGGCATCTGGATCATTAGTCGATGTATGGATGGTTCCAGCAGGATCGCAAGTTCAAATTGATGAATCTTATTTTAGCCAGGAAGGTAGAGCTTTTTCTACCGGAATTGCATTTGGTATTTCATCTACATTATCAACCTATACAGGAGCCTCTGCGCAAGTTGTTTCTGTGAGATATAAATAAGGAACGAAATGAGTGTTATAATTCAACCAACATTAACACCAACAGAATGTTTTAACTTTATGTGTGGTGATGTGGGTCTTACAACTGTAACTAAATATATGCCAATAGGATGGATAGATAATGCATCCACCAATATGAAACAATTCGTGTGTGTTAAAGCTTTTACAGTAAAAGGCATGCAATATAGTTGTCGAACAGCTCATACAGCAGCAGGATCGGAAACAGTTATATTTTCTCTAATGAAAAATGAAAATCCTGTTTCTATGGCTTTAATTATTGGTCCTGGCGAAATGTCAGGAGATACAGTAGGCCAAGATGTAGAGTCGTTTGTAATAGGTGATAGAATAGGATTAGAGGTCGATAAATCAGGAGTAATTCTCACATCACCAGCAGATATTTCAGTTTCAATGTTGATTCAATGAAAGGTTTAAAATGTTAAAATATATAATTTCGGTTCTCTCAGTGTGTTTAGTAATTTCAAGTTGCGTTCCATGTGAATCTGATAGTGGTTCTGGTGGATCAACATCATCAAGCTCATCTTCAAGTTCATCAGGAAGCAATGAATTAGAATGTCCAAAACCTGAATGCATAAGACAATTAGGTGCCTTGGATATGGCCGGAACTCCTTGCAATGCCGATCATGATTGCGCAAGATGGTCTCCTTGCGTTGATGCTCGCTGCGATTTTGACAAACCACAATCAGATGGATTGGTTGATTTTCCAGGAAGTTGTGACATTAAACTTCAAACCGAACCTGTTTATTGCGGAAGAACAGGAAGTGGAATTAATTTTGTGTGTTCAGCTATTGGCGAATGTTGTCCAGAAAATTGAGAAATTCTTTTGTCATTCTTGCAAGAAAAAGAAAAACAAAATTTGAAGATAAACGATTGAAATTTAAAAATAAGTTATATAAAGAGGAGATTAAATGGCAACAGTCCAAAAATTAGGTAAATTAGATTTAGACTTAGCATCAGATTATTATGTTGATGCTGTTCATGGAAATGATATGTTTAGCGGTCTTTCAGCTCAACGTCCATTTGCCACATTAAAAGAATTAGCGGATAGAATGCATGGAGTTGTTGTTAATTTTCCAATTACAATTCATTTACTAACAGATATTGAAGAAGAATCTGTTTCATTTGATTGTGAAATTGTTGGAAACGGATCAATAACTATTCAAGGGATTAGAACGCAAGTAGGAGATATAGCTACATTAAGTGGTTTTATTGCATATGATACAGCTACTGGCCAAAAACAAATAATTTCAGATTCAGGGACAGATTTTGATGGATATGTTGGCAACCTTATAGCAGTGCAATATGCTGAATCTGACAATCAAACCTCTTATTTGTTTGATACACATGATAATGATGGTTATTGCGCGCCATTTTATCTTTCGGACGGAACCATATTAGATCCTACAGCAGAACAGGATTATAAAATGTACGCTCAAACAAGCATGTTATGTAAGCTTGTTCTTGATGTTAAGGGAGTTTTCTATCTAAAAGATGTAGTTCTCGAAGATTCAGTTAAACCATTGGAAGTTCTTTCAGGCGATGTTAGAATGATAACTTGTCGATTAGAAGGAGTTGATGAAGCTCGTTCAGTTGTTCATTCAGCCGATTCTAAACTATCATTTCATGGATCTTGGCTTTCAAATGGAGCTATTGATGTTAAAAAAGGTGGAACATTAGATTTATTTGCATCAATTCAATCAGGTGGAATAGGTACAGTTCCAGTTTGTACAGCGTTTGGAAAAGGTTCATTAATCGAAGTTTCTGGAATGTCGATTGGATGGGGAGATTCTCGTCCAGATGCGAATTTAATTGCCGATGCTGGTGAAATTAAACTTTCAGCTCCATATGGTGTTTACGATCAATCATATGGAATAGTATTACTTCCTGGTTCATTTGCTAAATTAAATGAAGTGCTTTTCGGAACAGGAATAACTGAGATTGGTGTTGTAATTCATGCCGGATCAACTGTTTCTTACGAACTCGATATGCAACCAACAGTTATTACACCAACAAAACCTGTTAGCGTAGCCGGAACATCAAAAGCGTTCTCAGATTTCACAAATTCAGCAGGATTTTCAACAACAACTCTTGGCGCTGGTATGTTTCCAAACGTAGCTGTTGTGTAATTTATTACTGAATGAAATATTGTATAATTAAGGATTTATGACCGATTCAACCGAGAAAAAAGAATGGGGAAATAAAAACTTAACTCCTCCTAAAGCCATACCTGAAACTCTTTACGAAGCCATATTAAATATGCATCTGGGGGGTAAAAAACCTAAACAGATTCAGGTATGGCTTCGTGATGAGCATGGTATTAATTGCCATCCTAAAACTGTTGCTAATCATTTAAAATCAATTCTAAAAGAACGACATGAAGTTGCTCTTGAAGTTTTAGAAGAAGAAATTAAAGAGATTGGAACAGATGCTTTATCAATGCTCAAACGAAGAGGCAAATTTTTAGAAGAGAAAGTTAATTATATTTGGACAAATCTTAATTCTAAAGTTAAAGCAAAAGAATTAACTTTAAGAGGAGCTGTTGATGTTGAAAAACTTCTTTTGAATAACATTGATTTACAATTAAGAGCGGCAGGATTAAATACCGAAAATAGAGAAGAAGTTCAAGATACAAAAGAAAAAGAATTGCTCGCTAAAGTTGAAAAAATTTCTGGTGTTAAATTAAATGAATTTCCAGAGGAATAAATGGAAGCAACTCTATGGATGCCAGAAGGCCAATCAACGGCTGAATCTCTTGGACCAAAATTAGCTGAATTTGTCCAATCTCTTAATAAAGAAGAGAGAATTCAGTTAAATTATAATTGGCCTTTCTGGATGAGACCTAAACAATGTCCACCTCCAAAAGATATAGTTAATAATCCTTTTGGTTGGAAGTATTGGTTTATTTCGGCCGGTAGAGCATTTGGAAAGACTCGAACAGCATCTGAATATATTCGGCATTTAGTCACAACAAATAAAATAAAACACTTTGCATTGGCAGGACCTACTCATAATGATGTAGAGGCTGTAATGCTTGAAAATCCTCGATCTGGAATTCTTAATATATTTCCAAATCATCAAAGACCTCGCTATATTGCGAATAAAAGATTAGTTAGGTTTCATAATGGTGCTGAAGCTCGTTTATATACAGGAGAAAAACCAGGCGGAATTCGAGGACCAGAACCTGAATTTTTATGGTTGGATGAATTTGCAAATTTTCAATATGCTCAGGAGTTTTTCAATTTATTTATTCCAGCCTTACGAACAGGTATTGCAAGATGTGTTATTACAACGACTCCTAAACCAATTCCTACCATTCTTGATTTAGTTGAAAATGATAGGTGTGTAATTACAAAAGGACATTCTGATGAAAATAAAGTAAACGTTTCTGAAGGTGTTATTGAAGAAGTGAAAAAGGTTTACGGAGATTCTCAATTTGCCGCTCAAGAATTAGGTGGAGAAATATTAGGCCAAGCAATTGGAGCATCTTTTCATCAAACTTGGATTGATAAACATAGAACAGAAGATGTTCCTGATGGAGTAAGAATTGTTAAAATTATAATTGCAGTAGATCCGTCATCATCAAATTCAGATGCAGCTTGCGAATGTGGAATTGTCGCTGTTGGTTTAGGTTCAGATGGAAAAGGATATTTTATCGAGGATTATTCAGGAACTTATTTGCCTTCTGAATGGATTAATGAAGCCTATTCAGCCTTGAACAGACATCAAGGATCACATATAATATATGAGGACAATCACGGAAATGGATTTATTCTCGACCTTTGTAGACTTTTGAAAAAAGATTTAAATAAATTGAAAGCTGTTCATGCAACTTCGGCCGGAAATGGACAAAATGCTAAAACAGCAAGAGCAATGCCAATAAGTGCAATGGTAGAAAATGGTAGAATACGTTTTATAGGAAAGCATAAAAAATTAGAACAACAACTAACAACTTGGACGGCTGGAGAAAAATCACCTGATAGAATGGATGCATTTGTTTGGGGATTTAGACATTTATTATTAAAAGAACCTTCTGTACAACGTGGCGATAAAAATATACCACAAGCATAAACGCACAATAAATGAAATACAAAGATTTAAAAAAACAACATGATGAATTAGAGCTTGAATACCATCAAGAGCTACAAATGTTGTATGAAGGCGGACACGAACTACAAGAATGTGCTAAAAATTTTCTTCCTAAATTAGTTAACGAATCAGATACAAGATATAAAGCGCGTTTAAAAATACCTTGCTACATAAATTATTTTAATCAAATTGTTGGTCAATATATTAATGGTTTATTTTCAGATGATTTAAATATTGTTCCAGCTTCAGATGCAGAAAATCCATCAAGTCCAGGAGAATTACCTGAAATGGATTTTTGGATGGATTTTGATAAAGATGCAGATTTAAAAGAGAATCCATTTAAAGAAGTTATAAAATCTTTAATAACAGATGCATTAATTCATAAAAAAGCGTTTGTATCTGTTGATTATCCTAATTTTGGATTTGCTGATTCATTAAAACAAGAAAAATCAGAAGGTTTTGATAGAGCTTATTTGGTTCAAATTAATACAGTTGAAATTATTGATTGGAAATATGCAAAAAATATTGTCAAATCATATGAATTTGATTCAGAAGGTAAAAAGAAAGTAAAATTATCGGCCAAAAAACTAACATACATGAAACTTTATCGATGCTATGAAGATGAAGTTAAAATAGAAGAGTTTAAAATTTGGAAACAAGAATTAATTAATAAAAATTATGTTGTTTCTTGGGAATTGTATCAGGTTAAATGGCAAGATGAAAAAACTCCTCCAAAAGATGATGATAATTTCGAGCCAGTTGAATCAGGAATAACTCCACAATTCACAGATTTGCCTTTTATCGAACTTTCACTTCCAGATGACCTTTGGATAGGTGGAAAAATTGGCGACCTCGTAAAATTAATCTGGCAGCGAACATCATCACTTTTAGCGGCCGAAGATACATCTTTGGTTCAAATGTTAATTGTTTATCTTGGCGCTGAAACTCCAGAAGTTGATGGCGAAGTTATTGAAGCTCAATCCGATCCAAATAGAGGAATATCGATACGTCAAAGATGGGAACAAAAAGGTAGTGCAGTTCTCGGAAAAGATGATAAAGCTGAATATTTAGTTCCAGATACGACAGCTTTTCAGTTTATTGATGAACAAATCAATAGTTATGTTGATGAAATGTTTAGAATTTGTTATTTAATGGCTGTAAGTCCAATTCAAACAGCTAAAAAAGATGCAGGATCTGGAGCTGCCAAGAAAGAGGATAGATTTGCGTTTAATCAAGCTTTATTGAATTTAGGCGATTTGGTTAAAAGTTTTTGTTTTAAAATTTATAACCTAATTTCTCTATCAAGAAAAGAAAATGTTGTTTGGGTTGCCAGAGGTCTTGATGATTTTGATATTATTGATCCGGCAGAACTTTTGACTGAAATGCAAGCTGCTGATGGTCTTCCTCTTAAATCTAAAACTTATAAATCTGAATACAAACTATATTTAATGGGAAGAAGACTTAAAAATTTGCCTCCTGAAACAATGGAGCAAATTAGAAAAGAAGAGTTTGAAACAGGAATTGATAAAATTGAAAAACCAATAGTCAATCCTGGTGCAATTAAACAGAAAACCGAGATAAAAGGAGATACAAATGGCTGAAAAGTCACAGACCAAATCAGAGGTCCAATCTGATCAGGAGGACGTTGAAACTCCAGAATTCAACGAGAAACAATTGAAACTGATTAATTCAATTTTTACTTCAAGAGGTAAAACTTTAGAAGAAAAATTAGATAAACGCCACGCCGAAATGATGGAAGCTTTGAAAGGATTAAGTGTAAAAGCTCCTGAAAAAGAAGGCAAATCAAAGAAAGATTCTGATGAAATGGATCCTGAAGTATTAAAACGGATTGAAAAATCAGAAAAACAGAATGCTGAATTGATGAAAAAATTAGCGGATAAAGAAGCGAAAGAAAAGGCTTTAACTCGAAAACAAGCTATTCATGATGTTCTAACTGCTAATGGCGTTCCTGCGAATAAAGTTAAATTTGCTCAGGTATATCTTGAAAATTCAGGATTAATCGACCACGAAAGTGACGAAGTTCAATTTGTTGATGAAAATACAAACATAGATTTAAAATCCGGCCTTAAAAAATGGCTCAAAACGGATGATGGCCGAGAATTCTTGCCACCAAAGGGAATTCAAGGATCAGGAGACCAAACAAGAAAAGTTAATGGCTCTTTATCCAAATCTGAATCGTCTTTTGAAGATAAACTTGCAGAAGCGGTTGGATTTAGCTCATAAACTCTCACAAATAAATAGGATAATAATATGGCAACAGACGTTTTAGCGAATATCATAGATGTTTTAAACAAAGAATACGATGAAAAACTTCGTAAACAATGGGTTCGTGAAGCTCGTATTGCAAAAGATATGGGTTTCATGCAGGGTTTCGGTAAAAGCGCAGATTGGGTGGCGCAATTTAGTCAAGGAGCGGCTGTCGTAGTTGGCGAAGCTTCTGATGTTCAAGCTTCTGAATTAACAAATGATGTTGAAGTTCCTGCTTCTTTATCATGGGGTATTTATCGTTCAGGTTTCTCACTTTCAGATCTTGAATTAAGTGCGGCGGCTTCAAGCAGAAAATCTCTTGTTGAATTACAACAAATTCTTGCTCTCCGTATGAGTGGTTCAATGAGCAAAATTGTTAAACTCATCAATACAGATATCTGGACAGGAACAGGTACAAGCGGCGGTAATCCAAATATTGTCGGTTTAACTGGTGGAGCTTTGGCTGATACTGGTACTTACGCAACAATCAATAGAGCTACTTATCCTGAATGGGAAGGTAACGTTCTTGCGAATGGTGGTAATCCTCGTCCATTAACAACTGATCTTTTAGCGCAAGCGGAAGAAGAAGTGTTTATTCGAGCCGGTTCACAATTTGCGGATCCTTCAAACTTCAAAATTTGGACGACTCCTGCTATTTATCGTAAATATGAACAACTTTTCATTAATGGAACTTCTACGACTCCTCTCGTTTTCATTCCTCAAGGTATGACATACGATCAAGGTTCACGTAAACTTTCATGGCACGGAATTCCAATGGAACGAGATGTAGATTGTCCTTCTGGAACACTTGTATTCGTTAATGCGGCACAAGTTAAACTACAACAGCTCATAATGCCAAATTATAGTGCTTATCGTCCAATGCCATCAGGATCAGAAGCTTCGGATGTTCCTGGATTATCACCTTTCGTTTACACAATCGGACGCAAAGGAAATTACCATCAAATTGTAATGGAAGCTCAGGTTCAAATGAGCGTATTCCGTCCAAATTGTATGGCCGTAATCGAAGATATTGACGAAACTTGATATCACAAGACCGAGGCAAACTAACAGGCTTGAATAGGTGAGACATTCTCGGTTACCTCTCACCTATTCATTTTCAACCGAGAAAGAAAATATGGCAAAAAAAACAATTACAGTTAGCGGCTCAAAAAATGTTAATCAATCAACAACTTGGATAAATCCTTCAGATGAAGAAGTTTTTATGAAGTTTTTCGATGTAAACGGTTATCGTAATGGAAATTCACCAGATGCAAAAGTTGAACCTGCTCAATTTAGTGAATTCTTAATTAAACCTAATGAAGAAGTTACAATTCCTTCAAAATACGATAATGCCGTTCAACGTATTCGTGATGGAGTTATTGTGGCTGGTCAAGGTCCTCGTTTACAGAAAAAAGGACAACCAAAAATTCCAATGCATAAATCAATTGATCCAGATTATGCTACAAAAGCTGCTCAATTATTCTATGCTAAACATATTCTTGAAGATTTTAAATCGGCACAAGATGCTGTAACAATTGCCACTGCTGAATTGGTAAAAGATCAAGAAAAACAAATGAAAAGTAAAAAAGAATCGAAATAAATATGGCCTTTTCAGAATCAGATTACACTCAAATTAGAAAATATATGGGTTATTCATTCAAAACATCGACTGAATGGCCTAATATAAATTCATTAATTAAAGAATCTCAATCAATTGCTGATGGTGGAATTGCGCCTGATGATTCGCAAGAATTGGAAATTAAAGCAATTGTTCTTGAACTTCAAGGAATAGATGCTAATTTAGCTCAATTTAGACAAGCTTCAATGTCTGTTTTGGTTGATGGTAAAATACATAATGATTTTGTTCGAGGGATGCAATCTTTAAGAATGGAAGGTCGTAGATTAGTAGGACGTTTGTGTACAATGCTTACATTTAATGCTCCTAAATTTGATATGTTTTCAAGTAGAATTCCTGATTATTTTTGATTTATGACACAATTAAGAACAACTCTTTTACGAACGGCAGATTTAGTTCGATCTATTCCTGGTCCTGAAACCTTATGGAATACAGAAGGATTAGGTTTACGAGCTACTGAATTACAAATAATTCAAAGAAGTTGGTCTGGTAAAAAAGGAGCAAAAGGTTCGATAGCAACGGATGTTCCAATAACAATAATTCCAAGACCTTATATTGAGAATTTAGGATCGGATGAAATAGCTTCTTCTGCTGGTAGATTTCAAACAGGAGATGTTAAAGTATCATCTTTAACTCCAGCATATGACGGATATTTTGGATTGGATCATGTTGTTGGTGGTTATACTCCTGATGATTTAAAACCTAAAACAACTGATAATAATGCTGATATTATTTATAAGTTAGTTGGTCCAGATCCAGGCGAATTTGCTTTGATTGGAACCGATTTTATGACAGATAATTGTAGTTATTATTTATGGCTTAGAGAAACGCGGCTGACACCTTAGCATGAATGCACAAGATTAACTCCATGACTCAAAAATTCAATAATATTAAAGACTATCAAAAAGCTATTAAAAAAGATATTAAAGCTTTTGCAAGAAGAATGAAAAAAGCTGTTAAAAAGACAGTTAAAGATTCTAAGAAAATTATTATAAAAAATGCACCAGCAGGAGTTACAAAAGCTGGTGGAGGTAGAATTAAATCAAATATTAAAGCAGATATTAAAGCAATGAAAGTTGTTTGTGAGAGACCATATTCAGCCGAAGTTGAAATGGGTAGTCCTCCTAAAAAAGTTGATGTTGGTCCGCTTTTAGAATGGTGCAAAAAAAAGAAATTAAAAGATGAAGTTGCTTATAGAATAGCAAATAGAATGAAAAAACATGGTGTTAAACCTACATTTTTTATGTATAGATCTTTGCCTGAAATTAAAAATATTTTAGCATCAAATATTAAATCAGGTATGGACGCAGAGCCTATTGAACCAGAAAGTGATCCTTTAATGGATCCTGGACAAGAACCAAACAAAACAATTAAATGAATCATCCAACGATATCAATTGAACAGGCTGGATTTAACCAATTATCAAGTTGGTTAACGTCTCAATTAACGGATACAAAAGTTTATTCTGAATGGCCATCAGCAGAAGTATTTAAAGAGCCAAAAGTTATTTCAATTCTTTGGTCAAGCGTAAGGGAAGATGAATTAGTAACTCCTCATGTTGTCGGAACTGAAACAATTCATGGAGCAATTTCGCCTATAATTACAGCAGCAAATGCCGTAAATCAAAGCTCAGCGATAGCTTTACTCAGCCTTATACAGACCTCTTATGCTACACATATAATAGAGGATATGACAATTCACCAAGCTGTTGACTCAATTAATGTATTAACTTTACCAACACCTGTTACTTTACAGGATGCTTATGATGTTGCTACTGAAATGTTAGCTGTTTTGCCAGAACATTTTATATCCTCAATTGCTCACGAAGAAACAGATACTCAAACAACCTTAACATCTTTAACTGTAAATTCAGTTCCTACTTTAATTACAGCAGTAAATCGAATTAAGAATGCTTTAAATGCTCATTATGCTACAAAAATTTATCTTTGGATGATTAAATCTTGCAGATTACCACTTCAATTAGATGTATGGTCACTTTATAATGCTGTTCGAGATGAAATGATGGCAGAATTGGAACGAGTTTCCAATGCAAATCCATATGATACCGCTGGATTTGGTTATCCAAGTTCAGAACCAATTAGAAATGGATGCATTTTTCAATTAGCCGATGGTTGGACAGGAACAGTTGATTTTCAATTTAATTCTCCATTTATTCAAGATACAGATGATGGAAATCAACAAAGGCAATATAGAGCAACATATACAGGATTTGCAGATTTTGCTATTTATATTAAAGCTCAATCTCCACGACTCAATAAAGTTACTCTTAAAAATTACCTCGATTCTGTCACTGAAACTCTGGATATATCTTTATGATGCTCAAAAAACTCTTAACAATATAGGAAATAAATAATATGGGTCAACTTTTCGTAACATCAACCTCGGCAGTTAAAGAACATGGAGTTTTTGCCATTGAACGTAAACCTCCTACAATAATCAATCCAATTGGAACAGGAACTGCTGCATTAGCTGCTCAATTTCAATGGGGTCCAGTACAATTTTTATATGAAGTTCCATCTATGGGAGAAGCAATTCGTACATTTGCTCCTGCTGGTTCAGATCGAACAATTTCAGCTTATCTTGCATTAACAGCAAAAGGTTGGCCAGATCTTCGTTTGGTTCGAGTTGCTGGCGGAGATGTTTTAGCTTCTGAATGCGATCTTGATGGATATGTAACAGTTAATGCTAAATATGAAGGAACATTAGGTGATGATTTAGTCGCTGTTGTTTCTGATGCTTCTGATGGAGATGCTGATCATTTCAATCTAACTGTAACTTTAACTGGCGTTTCTGGAAGTTCAACAGATGTCATTAAAAATCTTAATTTCTCAGGAGTTGGAGCTGATTCAGTTCTAACAGAAGTTCAAAAAGATGCTCTTACATTAATTGGTGCATTTGTTGTCACTCTTGCTGGACGTCCAACAAATGGAACATATACATTTTCAGGAGGATCAGATGGTGCCGTAGTTGCCTCTGATTATATTGGAACTCCATTAGGTGATGCTCCAAATCAAGGAGTTGCTTTGTTTGAATCAGATGAAAGCATTGACCACGTTTGTGTTGACGATCCAGGTGATTCTCTTCGAGCGGCTGTAAATGCTGGTCTTAAAGCTCATGCAGATCTATTAATGGATCGTATCTGTTACATTGCGGGAGATTCTGGTCAAACAGCGGCCGAAGCCAGAGCTGACCGAGCAAATTATCCAAGCAAAAATGTCTTTTATTGTGATCCTTGGATTTATCAATTAGAACCAGTTAATGGAACCAAAGTTCTTCAACCTGGAAATGCATTCACGGCTTCATTGGCGGCTCAAACAAGTCCTTCAACTTCGATTGCTTGGAAAGCGCAAGAACAACGCGCTAAACTTGGCGGAATTGTTGATTTAGAATTTTTACGCGGTGCTCAGGCTGCTCTCAATACAGAACAAGGCGTTTGTACCTTCATTAAAGAAAAAACTGGTGGATTTACATTAGAAGCTGCGAAAGTAACTTCTTATCCTGCTGAACCATCAACTGGCAATTTAACTCGTACTCGAATGGGAATTTACATTGCTAAATCCTTTAAAGATTCAATGAGAGAATTTGTTGATGCTCCAAACGTTGAAGATAATCAAGATTCAATTGTTGGCGCTTTGGATTCATTCATGAATGGATTAAAAAGAAATCGCAAAAATGATCCAAATCATAATCCTCATGTTATTGATTATGAAATACAATCAATTGCAGATTTTAATACAGTCGATTCACTTCAATCTGGCCAGTTTATCGTGCCACTAAAAGTAACAACTTCTGCTGGAATGGAACAAATTTTCCTTTCAATGGAATTTGGTGAAACTGTAAAAATAACATCAATATAAGATAAAAGGAATATAATACTATGGCTAAACCAAATCCATTTTTCGTAGGAAGAGACTGTAAGCTTAAATTTTTCATCGCTGGAGTGTCTATTGGCGAATTAGATGCTAAAAGTTTCAATGTCAAAAAAGTTGCTACCGCTGTTGCTGATGGCATTATAGGAGAAGATCGAGATCGATTGGATTCTATTGTAAACCATTATGAATTAAAACTTACATGTCATAATGCTGATTTAAAAAAACTTGTAGCTCTTTTAGCAGACCAAGAATTGATTGATGAAGGTGGAATTCCAACAGATCAAGCAATGGCCATCGTAATTCGTCCAAAAGATGGATCTAAAACAGGCTTTCAAGCAAGTGAAGCTGTTTTTGATGATTGGTCATTTGATATTGGAGGCATGACAGAAAGAGCAATGTTAGAAATTCCAATTCGATGTCGATATTTTAAAGCTGTAAATATTTGATGGTCAATTTCCGAGAGTTGATTGTTAAAGATATGATTTGATATCTCGGGGAGAATTGTACAATTCTCCCCGAATTAATTTGTAACTATAACCGAGATAAGGAAACAGATGAAAAAAGAACATAGAAATGTTAAAGTATATTACATGTGTAGTAAAAATCCTATTGGACATTCAAAAAGAGCAGTTAAAATAAGAGAATTGTCCGGAACAGAAGTTGATGAAGCTGATATGATAACCACAAAAGGAGCTTTATCAGATGATGGAAAGACATATGATCAAACAAAAGGCATGGTTGATAAATTAAATATGCTATCTAAATTGGCTTTAGTAGCTGTTACTAAAAATCCAGTTGCTAAAAAAGAAGATCTTGTAAAATTAACTGAAAAAGATTGGAAAGTATTCACAGATCAAGAAAAAGAATTAGGTTGGTCAGCGTTAATTGATGAACTTCTTCGTCCAAAAGATAAAGAAGCTATTGCTCGTTTAATGCAAGGAGAATACTTATTAAATGTTGAAGATACTTATGAAATTATAAATTTTCCGATGCCAGTGGCCTCAGAAGAAGTATAAAAGGCATTTCTTCCGAAGCTTACTGGCGAAAAACAAGGGATAAATGGCTTGATTATGCGTATTTATGTAGGTATGGAAATCAAAATATAGTTGATTTATTAGGACGAAAATTAACGCCAGAAGAAATGAGTCTTTTAATGCATGGTATTCAGCATTGGATGTCGATTGAATTTAAAAGAAGTGATGAAACACCTATTTCTGAATTTCAAAATGATGAAGAATGAAAGTTAAATGAAAAAAATAAAACCACAGATACCAACAGCTCCAATACTTTTAAAAGAAGCCATTGAAAAATTGGTATCTGTGCGTCCTAAATCTTTAAAACATTTAGATAAAGGCACGTATTCATATTTAATTAAAGGATTAGAATCTGAATCTATTGTGGCAATTGATCACATTGCAAAAGAATGTGTAGCAGTTCGATTACCTTTGGCAGAATCAGATGCTTTAACTGAATTATGTCGATCTGAATTTGATACATTAAGAGTTTCAGATGCCACAAGCGCTATTGGTGAAGTAATATTAATAAGAAGAGTTGTTCATTATGATCAATCTGTTCCTCCTATTGCTATTGCTGACGCCTCTGATGAAGCTTCCATTTATGTATTAGGACAAGCTTTAACAGAGTCATTAAATGAACATGTAATAAATGTTTTTGATGATTCATTAGGAATTGGAGCGCATTTAGAAGCGGATGTTTTATTTACGCCTTTTATCTCTTCATCATCAACAATCCAAGAAATTTTAGATGCATTAACTTTATTAACAACCGAATTAACAAATCATTTAAATAATGATATTGCTCATAAATCAACCGATATTAAATCAATTATTACGGCTAAAACTCCATTTGCTTCAAATGTATTAACTTCATATTCATCAAATAATCCATCAGCTCAATTAAGTATTCTTAAATATATTAATAATCTTAAAGCTGTTATTAACAACCATTATCAAACTACTGCCAAAGCTGGCACAATTAAAATAGGTTCTATTTGGCAAGTTCAATCAGATTCTACTCAATCTCCACCAATTGTAGGCGCTCAATATAATTCTTTATACGACACAGTAATTACAGTAGGACAAGAACAAGTTACAGTTATTATTCAGTCTACTATTTCAGGTGAGGTTGGAAATTTGCCTCAATGGATAACAGGAGGCCAGAATCGTACCGTAAATTTAATTTCAACTCTTTTTGATAGTTCAGCCATAGAAAAATTTTCAACAAATGATTTAAGAGCGGCAGGAGGATTAACAACTGAATCAGATGATATTTTACGAATTTCATCAAAAGCTAAATTTAAAGGTAAAAATTCTCCTGTAAATGATGCTTTAATTGCAGGAGCTTTAGAAGATGGTCGAATGGCTCATGTTGCAATTTTAGAAGATTTAAACAAAGGAATTGCTTACATATATGCTGCCGATAATTCTTGGAGTCAATCTGACAAATTATTAAATGAAATTCATCAGTCTATAAAATCAAATTATGAAGGAGCTGGATGTAAAACATTAATGGCTTCAATTAAAAATAAATTAATTCGATTAAATGCAACAATTACTTTAAGAGATTCTAAAAATTTAGCTGATATGACCGATTTGATTTCCAATCTTCAAGTAGCTTTTACAAACTATTTTGATAATCGATCTGACTTTTATGTTTGGAATTATAATACTTTAAAATCAATAGGTTCAACAACAGATAGAAAAATATTGGCATGTTCAGAAATTTATGTTTTGGATGAGGATGGATTAATTTTAACCGAACCTACTCAACCAAACGCAGGAGATACAATTACACATTATTGGCTTTTAAATAATGCCATTAATTTAACCTTTACTTCGGCGGTTTAAATGGCAAATCTATCTTACATTGTAGAGACTGAATTCAAAACAACAGGCGATCCATCTTCAGGATTGGCTAATAAAGCTAAAAAAACAGAAAGTTTATGGTCTAATTTAGGTAAAAAAGTCAGTGGATATATGTCCTCCATTGGTTCTAAACTCGTATCTCTCGGAGTTGATGCTACAAAATTTGGAATTGCGGCTGGAATTGGAGCGGCTACTTATGGTGTTTATGATTTAAATAATAAGTTAGAAGTAACAAAAATGTCATTGGCAGCCATATTTAATGCACAAGGCGTTTCTCCAAATATTGAAAATGGTCTCAGAAGAGCTGGAAAACTCGTAGAAAAAATGAGAACAAATGCTAACGAATTGCCAGGAGAATTTTCTGATTTAGTTGGTATTTTCCAATCTGGTATTAATTCTGCTTTAAATTCAGGCTTAACAGCTACAACATTCGAAAAAATGTCAGCTCAAGCCATGGCAGCCGGCGCAGCTATGACTCTTCCATTAGATATGGTTGGAAGAGAACTTTCTCAATTATTGCAAGGTCGAGCAGGAGCACACAATGTTTTTGGAAGTCAATTAGGAATTCATGCTCAGGGATTTAATGATAAAACAGCATCTGAAAGAGCTAAAATAATTGCTGAACAATTAAAAAAATATGAACCTGCTATTGTTGCATTCGGTAAAACATTTGATGCTATTTGGTCAACATCTATTTCTAATGGTAAACAATTTCTTCAAATTGCAACTGAACCTTTATTTGAATCTGCAAAAGACACTTTATCTGAAATAAATACTTGGTTTACAGCAAATAAAGGAGATATTATTCAATGGGGAAAAGACTTAGGAAAATCTCTTAAAGAAGGTTTTTTACAAGGGAAAGAATTTGTTAAAGAATGGGGTCCACCAGCTCTAAAATTTGTTAAAACGCTTGAAGGTGGATTTTCAACATTTTTATATGTTGTTAAAACAATTGGACATTATCTTGATAAATGGCTCAATGTATCTGAACGATTTAAACGTTTTTTGAATGATGAAGGAGCATTTAGAAAACTTTTACCATTCATTGTTGCATTAGGAGCAAATGGAATTTTAGGAAAAATTGGAGGACCTGTTGGAGGAGCTGGTCAAAAAGTTTTAGGACAAGGTATGGCTGGATTTGCTGCCGGCCAAGTTGTTGGTGGTTTAATTGATCATTTTGTCGATGCTAAAAGCGAAGCGAATAAAGATATATTTGCGAGTCTTCTTTCTAAAATGGGAGCCGGCGCGGCGATGGGATCTGCATTTGGTCCGATTGGAACTGCTGTTGGAGCGCTTGGAGGAGCCGGATTAGCTGTATATGAACATTCTAATGATGTAGAGGCGGCCAGACAAAAAGCCGCTCAGGCAATGGTTAATTCTTTTATTAAAACAAAAGATCAATGGGATCCTATTTCATTAAGTTATACAAAAACAGTAGAAAGAATTGATACAGATAGTCAGCAATTTCAAATGGAATTGCATAAATTGGCTGATGAAATGGGAGATGCTGCTGTTAAAATGGCCAAGTTTGATGCTGATTTCCATAATGCAAGCGTTGGAGATTCAAATAAAGTAAATCAAAGCATTCTTATCACTAAGAAAATGATTGATGATGCAGATATTACTCATAAACCTGGCTTAATTGCAGAAATGGCTCGGCAACAAACCGCAATTGCTGCCGAAAACCAAAGAATTGAAGATGAAAAACATGATAAATTTGTTGCTGCTGCTAAAAAAGATTTAGAAGGTAAATCTGTCATGAATATTGCTAAGGTAGAAATTACAGTATCATCAAATCAAGCACCAGATCAAATTGCCAGAGCTGTTTTTGGTAAATTATCTGGAATGAAACGAGCGCCAATTCGAGATGGTAGAGTTCCAAATTATTCGAGGAGTCAATAATGCCAGGTGGATGGATTTTTAATCAAATAGATGGTGGTAAAAACTCATTAGTTCTTAAAGACCATGATGCTCCTTTTGGAAGGCCGCGTCAAAAACCTGTTGTCACAAAAAGCATGGATGTTAGGATGACTGAAAACTACTATCCAGGTAATTCCAAACCAACTCGTCATATTTTTGGAATTAAATATAAAGAATATCAAATAGATGGCCGATTTAGAGATCATGTTAAAGGCCATGGTAAAGGATATGCTTTACGTAAAATGAAAGAAGTTGAACAGTTTGTATCTGAGCAGCAACTTTGTGAGATTTTTTGGCCAGGAGTCGTAAATGTAACTGGAATTATATCTGAATTTGATGCTGCAATTGAAGGTGAAGGTGAAATTGCTTGGAAAATGACAATTAAAATTGATTCAGATAATCTGATTCAAGCAAAAGTTGTTAAACCAAAAAAGAAAAGTCCTTCAAATTATTCAAATAATATAAATGAATTTTTTTTAACTGCATTTGCATCAGTTAAAGGCATTAAAAAAATGAAAGGTAATCTATTAGATTTGCTTGATAATATTGTAACTGTTGCAACTACAATTGTTGGACAAATGCTCAATGTTACAAATCAAATAGCCTCATTTGAACAAGCTACATTTGCTGAATTAGGTAGATTAACATCAGTTATAGGATCTGTTCGTCAAGTTTGTTTGAATATTCGTGATTTATTTTTAGATGTTCCAGTTGAATTACAGAACTTATCTCAAAAATCACAAGACCAAATTGGATTAATGAGCGCCAAATCAATAAGCAATTCAAATATGGCTCTTATTTTAAAAGAAATGGCCGATTTTGAAAATGATATAGAGCAGGCTAAAATTGGTAGGTTAAAAACTACTTATATTGCCATTGTAAATGATACATGGGAATCCATCTCTATTAAATTTTTTATTTCAT